GCTCAAAGCGCTTCCGGGGAAGATCGACGAGAAGGTTCTGGCGCAGTCGGCGTTTGCGGGCGCGAAGGTGGTCCGGGACGACGCGAAGCGCCGGGCGCCCATGGGGAGCGTGGCCCACTACTCAAGCGCGAAGGGCAAGGCGCGGGGGGTTCTCCTTCAGCCGGGGAATCTCCGCAAGGAGATCAGGGCGCGGAAGGCGAAGCGCACGCAGTGGGGGCGCGTGGTCTACACGGTGGGCATGACAAGCCGGGCGTTTTATGGGCGTTTTTTGGAGTTCGGCACGCGCAAAATGACGGCTCGCCCGTGGCTCCGCCCGGCATTTGACACGAACACGGACGCGATCATCGAGGCACAGCGCAAGGTTCTGGCGCGCGGCATAGAGCGTGAAGCCGCGAAACTGGGGCGCAGATGACGTCGGAAGAGAGCATCTACAGCATGCTTGCGGCGGACGCGGCGGTGGCGGCCATTGTGGGATCGCGCATTTACCCGCTCCGAATGCCGGACGACGAGAACGCCGTGCTGCCCTCGGTCGTCTACACGCGCGTTTCAGGGGCGCGCGCAACCCCGATGGCGGGGGGTGCGACGCTTGAGAATCCGCGCATCCAGGTTGACTCGTGGGCGACAACCTACGCGGGGGCGAAAGCCCTCTCGGAGGCGGTGAGGGCGGCGCTTGAAGAGACGGGAGGAACGGGACTGAAGGCGATCCTGCTTTCAGACTCTGACCTCATGGACGACGAAACGGGGGACTACCGGGTCAGCATGGATTTTTCCGTGTGGCACCGGCTGACGTAAACGGAGGGAAATCGAAATGAGCAACGCGATTGAAACCCAGGGAACCGAGCTCAAGCGCGGCGATGGAGCGACCCCCGAGGTTTTCACGTCGGTCGGCGAGGTCACGACCTTCTCCGGCCCCGGCGGTTCCGCCTCGGTGATTGACGTGACGCACCTCCTCTCGACGGCCAAGGAAAAGCGTATGGGCCTTCCGGACGAGGGGCAGTTCACGTTCGAGGTCAACCTCGTTCCGTCCGATGTGGCACAGACCGGGCTTCGCTCCGACCGCGCCGCCCGGACGCTGAGAAACTTCGAGCTCGTGCTGACGGACGTTTCCACGACCACCCTGTCATTCGCGGCCTACGTGACGGGGTTCGCGCTCAGCGGGTCCGTGGACAACGTGACGAAGGCCAGCATCACGCTCGAAATCACCGGCGCCGTAACCTGGGCGTAAGGAGGGGGCATCGTGGGAATGCTGACGAGGGATCAGATTCTTTCGGCGGACGATCTGAAGCGTGAGACCGTGGCGGTCCCCGAGTGGGGGGGCGACGTGATCGTCCGCACCATGACAGGGACGGAGCGCGACGCATTCGAGGCGAGTCTCCAGGGCGGCAAAGGCGGGAAACTCAACCTCGCCAACATCCGGGCGCGGCTTGTGTCCCGAACCGCCGTGGACGACGCCGGGGCGCGGCTCTTCACGGAGGCCGATATCGAGGCCGTGGGCGGGAAGTCGGCGGCGGCCCTTGACCGATGCTTCGCCGTCGCGCAGAGGCTGAACGGGCTTTCGGCGAAGGACGTGGAGGACTTGGGAAAAAACTCCTGACCCGACCGGAGCGCCGTTTCTATTTCGCGCTGGCGCTTCGGTTGGGGCTCCCGGTCGGTGTGATGCTGGCGAGCATGACGAGTTTGGAGCTGGCGGAGTGGGAGGCGTTTTCCAGCCTCGAAGGGAAAAAGCACGACGGGGGCGACACGGGCGAGGATGACGAACGCCCCCTGGCGGAACGGATACGGGAGCAGTTTTCGCGGCTGGCGCGGAAGGGGTGAGCGTGGCGACTGTCGGGAGCCTCATAGTCGAGATCGGGGCGAATGTTGCCGGGCTTCAGCGTGACCTCGGCAAAATGAATCACATGGTCAACAAGGCGACCAGGAGCATTGAGAGCGCCTTCAAGACCGTTGGGATTTCGATTGCCGGGTATCTGAGCGCCCGCGCCCTTCTGGATTTCGGGCGTCAAAGTCTTGACACTGCCGACCATATCAGCAAGCTCTCGCAGTCCGTGGGAATCTCGGTTGAGGAACTGTCGGGTTTCTCTTTCGCTGCGCGGCTTGCCGATGTCGATCTCGACACCATCGGGAAGAGCGTCGCCAAATTCAACAAGTATGTCGCCGAGTCCGCCGATACCACAAACAAAATCGACAACGCCTTTGCCGCCATGGGTATTTCGATCCGCGATTCGTCCGGGGCCATCAAGGATTCTGGAACACTCCTTGGGGAGGTCGCCGATAAGTTCGCGGGCTACCGCGACAGCGCGACGAAAACGGCGCTCGCCATGGAGATTTTCGGCAAGGCGGGGGCCAATATGATCCCGCTTCTCAATGCCGGGAGTGCCGGGATTCAATCCATGAAGGACGAGGCGGCGAAACTCGGCCTTGTACTCTCGGGGGATATGGCGCGGGCCGCCGAGGAGGTCAACGACAATTTTACGCGGATCAAGGCCGTTTTCGAGGGCGCAACAAATCAGATAATGGCGGGGCTCCTCCCGACGCTGAAGGACATCACAGAGACGTTTATCCGGGTGCTGGGGCCGACGACGGACTGGACGAACGTGGTGGCGGCGCTCTCCGTGGTGCTTCAGTCGGCGGCGGGGCTCCTGCTGTTGGTGAAGCTCGGCATCGACAAGATCGGAGAGGGCATTTCTTGGGTCGTAAAAAAATATGATGACTGGACGGACGCGATAGCACGGAACACTGCGGCGTACCGCGACTCGAACATGGGGGTTGACCTCCTGACGGGCGAGAAAATCAAGACGGCCGTCGAGTCGGGCGAGAAGATCAAAAAGGCCATCTCATCAGCCGACGGCTACGTTGCGCAGGGCAAGGACAAAATCCGGGGCACGACAAAAGATTACGTGGCCGTCTGGACTGGCGCGAGCGCGAGCCTTGGGGAGGCGATTGACAAATGGCGTGACACGTCCAGGACCCTTCAGGACGCCCCCATCATAGCCAATGGCGCGGCGGGTGGCGGCAAGGAAGTCCGCGACAAGGTCATGGAGATCGTGACGGCCCTCCAGCTCGAAGAGGCGCAGCTCGGGCGCACTGCGACCATGCAGAGGGTCTACAACGAGTTGCAAAAGGCGGGAATCACCATCACCGACGCCGGGGCGCAGACAATCCAGGCCTACGTCACCCGCATCGAGGAGCGCAAGGCCGCCGAGGAGCGCCTCACAAAGATCATGGACGCCGGGAAGCGCGTGACCGAGGACATGATGACGCCGCTCGAAGAGTACGCTGACAGGGTGGACGACCTGAACAAGATGCTTGAGGCCGGGGCGATCTCGCATGAGACGTGGGACCGCGCCGTCAAGGCCGCCGCCGACTCCTATGACAAGGCGGCGCAGAAACTTGACGAGTTCACGGAGTTCGCGAAGGAGGCCGCGCGAAACATTCAGGACGCCCTGGGCACCACGCTTGAGAGCGTGCTCGACGGCAAGTGGAACGAGATCGGCGGGAACTTCAGGACGATGCTCAACAAGATGGTCGCGGAGCTTCTCTCTTCTCAACTCCTGAAACTCCTGCTCGGCGATTTCGGGAAATCGAACGCCGTGGGCGGATGGGCGGGAAGCCTCTTGGGCCTCTTCGGTTTCGGGGGCTCTTCTATCGCGGGGGTCGGGGGCGAGGGCGGGGCGCTTTCTGGCGCCATGAAGTTCGCCTCGGGCGGGTGGATCAACGAGCCGGTTGCTGGGATCGGGCGCTCGGGTCGCCGCTATCTCATGGGCGAGGCGGGGCCTGAGCAGATCACCCCCGCCGGGAAGGCGGGCGGCAACACGTTCGTCATCCAGACCCGCGACCCCGACACCCGGGTGTTCCAGTCCTCGCGCGGGCAGCAAGGCGCGGCGGCGGTGAAGGTTGTGCGCCGGGGAATGAGGTACGCTACATGAGCTTTCTCGAAGTGCGCTTCCCCCTCACGGTGGCCTACGGCACGGCGGGCGGCCCCGGCTTCCAGACCGAGGTTGTGACGCTCGGGAGCGGCTACGAGCAAAGGAACATCAAGTGGACGGCGGCTCGCGCGAAATACGACGCGGCGACCGGGGTGCACGATCTGGTAGACCTCCAAGACCTCATTGCGTTTTTCAACGTGTGCAGGGGCATGGCGCATTCGTTCCGCTGGAAGGATTTCTCCAATTTCGCGGCGACTCTCGAAACCATCGGGACGGGGGACGGCGCCGATACGACATTCCAGTTGATCAAGACCGACACCTACGGTGGCCTGCCCTACGTCCGCACCATCAGCAAGCCCGTGGCGGCGACGACTCATATCTACGTGACTGGTCCGGCGGTGGGAACCATCACCCTGACGGGGGTCCCGGCTCTTGATGAGACGTTCGTGATCGGCTCGCAGACGTTCACGTGGAAGGCGGCGCGGGCATCTGCCGGGCAGGTGACGCGCGGCGGAACGGCGGCGGCCTGCGTGACGAACATCGTGACCGCGATCACCGCGGACATTCCTACCGTGGCGACCGCCGTGGACGGGGCCGGAGATACTGTCGTCGTGACCGCCGTGACGCCAGGCGTGGCCGGAAACAGCCTCACTTTCACGGAGGCCTGCGGGAGCTTCACCATGGACGGGGGCGGGCACCTTGGGGGCACCACGGCGGGCTACGCCGAGACGGAGGCCGTCGCCGGGTGGGTGGTGGACACGACGACGGGGGTGGTGACGTTCACTCCGGCGCCTCTGAACCATGCCATGATCCGGGCCTCCTTCGAGTTCGACGTGCCGGCGCGGTTCGATACGGACTCCATTTCGGTCGTGCTCGACGACTACCTCGTGGGCTCGGCCCAGGTCCCGATTGTCGAGGTGCGCGTGTGAAAACGCTCGGCGCCCCCCTTACCGCCCATCTCCTGCAGACGGTGACGACGCTCGCCGAGTGCTGGCTGGTGACGCGGGCGGACGGGACGAAGCTCGGCTTCACCACGCACGACAGGGATCTCGTCATCGGAGGCGTGACCTACGAGGCGGCCTCGGGACACTACCAGTCGGCGGTAGCCTCCACCTCGGGGCTCTCGACGGACGACGTGGATATCCTCTGCCTCCTGGAATCGGGGCGCATCACGGAAGCGGACTTGATGGCGGGCCTCTACGACGGGGCCGCGCTCGACATTTTCCTCGTCAACTGGGCAGACCTCACCATTGGCGTTCTCTACCAGATGCGGGGGGCCCGGACGGGCGAGATCGTTGCAACCCAGAAGCATTTCACCGGGACCGTCGAGAGCAAAACCCGGCGCCTCGAACAAAACATCCTCCGCACCTACACGCCGGACTGCGACGCGGACCTCGGGGATACCCGGTGCAAGATCGTGTTGGACCCGACGGCGTGGGCGGGCGGTACTGTCTACGCGGTGGGGGCAGTGGTCAAGGGCTCGATCTACGACGCCCGGCGCTACGTCTGCACGACCGGGGGCACCTCGGGGGCCGGGGAGCCCGTGTGGGATACAGTCATCGGCCACACCACGGCGGACGGCGGAACGCTCGTCTGGACGACCTTCGAGGCGTGGACGAAACGGGGGACAGTAACGACCCTCACCTCCCGGCGGGTGTTTCAGGACGCCGGACGCACCGAGGCCGACGGATGGTTCACCTACGGAAAATTGACGTGGCTCACGGGCGCGAATGTCTCTTACCAGATGGAGATCAAGAGTTACAGCCAGGCAACGGGGGAGTTCGAGCTTTTCGACGCCATGCCCTACGCGATAGCCGCGGGGGACACCTACTCGGTCCACGCCGGGTGCGACAAGAACAACGGCACCTGCAAGACGACCTTCGGCAACATCCTGAACTTCCGGGGCTCGCCATTCATCCCCGGAATCGGGAAGATGCTCGAATATCCGGGGACGGTCTCATGACGCCCATCTCGCGCACTGCAATCGTGGAGGAGGCCCGGCGGTGGGTCGGG